TCTACAAAACCAGCGTTGTTATTCAGGTTGGAGATGTCATCATTTGAAACAATGATAGAGCCAGCCGTGATAATCCCTGCAACATCTAACCGAGCAGTCGGCACTGTTCCTGAAGAAATGTTACCGCCGTTCAAGTTGTAGACCGAAACCTGCGAAGCGTTGATGTTCCCCGCGTTCACCGTTCCCAGGTTCGCGGAGATAGCGGATAGACTAGATACGTTAATCTTGCCTGCCGTAACGGCGTCAGCTGCAATGTTGTCAGCTTCGACAAACTCAAAGTTAGCTACCGCAGCATCAATAGCTGCCGCTGTGATGGCAGATGTTTGAATCGCGCCGATCACGGCTGTGTCAGCAAAGACCTCACTCACATTCAACTTGGCAGCAGTCACCGCATTAGCGTCTAGGGCCGCAGTACGGACTTGTCCTGTCGTAAGGCTGGAAGCCTGAACCTGACCGAACACCTGTGTCTGGAGATTCACTTGGTCATCTAGGTCTGCTGCTGAGATAGCAGAAGTCCAAGACGTGCCGCTGTAACGATAGAGCTTGTTATCAGTGGTCAACATAACCACTCGCCCAGTGCTCAAGTCAGTGGTCGGTAACGTACCCACCCGCTCAATCGGTCTAATCGTGTCGCTGAACAGATCCTCGGCTAACGTGCCTGACAGGTCTGTGGTGTTAACCAGTGTCGTGAACTCAGGAACCGAAGAATCGTAGCGGTAAACCTTAGAATCAGTGGTAAGAAACACCAAAGACGGCCCAGTGTATCCCGTGGGAGAGGGCAGAGTGTTTACTGCGGAAATAGGCTCCACACCAGAAGCAAACGAAGCGGCAGTGATAGAACCTGGGTCAACATTAGAGGCCGTGAAAAGGTCTGCAGACCACGCAGAGCCAGTCCAGACGTATAAGGTGTCTGTGGTCGTTAACAGCTTGATCTGCCCTACATGGTCGCCTACTACGCCTGAGAGGGTGCTTACAGGTTCAATGCCGAAAGCATCGCCTTCTGCAAACTGGTCTAGGACAGATTGTGCAAGGTCATCCAGAACAATCTTTTGTGTCGTGGCTGAAAACGCGGAGCTGTAACCAGATAGGTTGCCAGAGCGGTCTGCGCTCCTTAACCAGTAGTAACGGGTTACGTTGTTCCCCAGCCCCGTCACTGTGTGCTGGTCTGACTTGGTTTTAACGATGAGCGTAGCTGAAGAAAGGTTGTTGACTGTGTTCTCGAATATCTCCACATAGGCCAAGTCAGAGTCACTTGGTAGCTCATAGTTGAGCTTAATCTGTTGGATGCCGCCGGTAGCCGTGATACTGGATGGGATAGCTGGAGCAGTCTGGTCGCCTTGCAAGGTCAGGGCTTCGGTGACGAAACCAGATGTCTTGCCAGTCAGCGTGACCGCCCTCACCCTGAAGGTGAACTCTTCCAACTCCTTCATGCCAGCGATAACAGTGCTGGTGCCGTAGACGTTGATAGAAGAGAAGTCGGTGCCGGCTCCGCTGATAGCCTCGTTCACGCCACCATAGTTAAGTTCTAGGGTCGTGGCGTCAGCAACAGACCCGTAGTTGATGGTCTGATTGTAAGAGTCTGCAACCTGCCCGTAGTCGATTTCGCCTTGTGAGGTTTGCTTGAACTCCACCTCGTAGAACGAAACGTAGGTGTTAACACTGGGCGCAGTCCATGACACACGAACAGCAGGCAGAACAGAGCCATCATTGCCCAATACAGTGGTTTCTGTGAGGGTGAGAGCCGTTGGTGGCCCTTGCGCTGGCGTATCGTCAACAATGTCGGAATAGTCTGGATTGTTTGGCCCCACCGTGGCGACGATGTTGGAGGTGTCGTTATCTGGGTTTCGGTCTGAGCGAACAAAGGGATCGTCACTGCCGCCACCATAAGCCAAAGCACGCACCCAATAGTATCGGGTGTCGCCTACGGCTAGTGGGTCGGTGGCGTTCGATGCGTCATGGATAAACTGGGTGCCACGAGTCTCACCAATCACCTGACTATTGGCCCATGAAGAATCAGCAGAGGCGTAGATGGCGATAGTTTCAAAGAGCTTCGAGTTTGCTGGGTTAGTCCAGTTAAGTTCGATGTTCTTGAGTCCCGCCGTAGCCGATAGGTTCTGTGGGTCAGGGACTCCACGGAATGCCTCAGTGATAACACCAGTGGCTTCGATGGTGCTGTATTCGCCTGCTGTGGGGTCTGCGTATGACCCAGCGTCATCCTCCAGCAGAGTGAGGTTAACCACCCCATCCTGGGTATCAGAGAACGACCAACTAGCGCATCTGAACACCTTGTTGCTGTAGTTCAGTTCCTCAACAGTAACCGACACTCTGTCCCCAACATCAATTCGCAGCCCTGTGAGGTTGGCAGGGAATGTCAGCACCTTTTGCTGGTCTGTCATCTGAACTTGTTTGTGCGCGATCCTCTGAGCCATGAACGAGCTATTGGTAAACGGTAGCTCTATGTCTTTGGTGAGAACCTCGTCGTTATCTCGGCTAACTGCCGCTGTAATAGATACCGCTGGCGCTTCGACAGATTTGTGGTGCTGGGCGGGATCAATAAAAATCGGGCGGACTGTATTAAAACGCGCACCGCGTTCCACCGAAGTATTAACCGTGATTGGGCCTGCAAGGTCATCTTCCGTGAGGCTTTCAGTGGGGGCTTCATAGATACCTGCCCTTATGGTGTAAATGCCGTTTGAGTAAACAAGGCTGCCGTTCATTGAAGATAGCAGCTTGTTGATGTTCGCTCTGTGAGTGTCTGTTGCGAACAAAACACCATTCGCAGTGAACCGCTTTTGAGTCCCTGAGTTGGGCACTGTTACCGTGACATCACAAGCATCCGCCGCAGTCTCTACCGCAGCCCAATCAATCTTGCTAACTGGGATGGACAAACCAAACTTGGTATCTGTCAGGTAATTAGCCACACACAGAGCGGGATTGTCCGACCACTGCTGATAGGTTGCATTAGTAGGATTGGCCCCCGCACTCGTATCTAGTCGAGGGTCGTAAATGTCTTTTTTGCCTTTGACCAAGGCTTTGATGTTCTGTGGCTTCTTCCTATCCCACAATTGCTGGGATGAGTCGGTCAGCGTCCACTTAGTTGAGATCGTGGCAATTCCACGAGTCCTGTGGGCGGTGCTCCAGTTTGCACCCACAAAGGTCTGGAGCAACGTATCATAGGTCTGGTCGCTTGCTCCTAGCCGTCGATTAATCTGGGTTATGGTGACTAATGGATCATCAGATGTTGGTCCGTAGGTTCCAGCGGTTACGTTGGTGCCGGTAATCTGGGCGTCCGTTATAACCTCTAGGTCGAAGTGAACGTCTGTGATGTCCTCTACTTCATGCCCAGTGAGAGCGATGGCGTGATACAGGTCTTTGTTCTCAGTCCCACCCAAACCAACGAAGAAGATAGGCCCAGATACCAGAGCCTCGCCATAGACCATCTTCTGGCTTTCAATCGTTCCTTTGACTGTCTGCTGTCTAGTCTTGTCGTTATCTGCTTGCGGTATTGATAGATCAGGAACTAACCCGCGCAAAGCAACAGCGCCGCCAACAACCGTGACAGCGCCAATCGCCAAAGCAATGCCGCCGGTAGCAACGCCGAGCGTAACCGCTGTCCCAACAGCCGTTAAAGCTCCTCCTATAAATCCTATAATTGGTGCTGCTGGCATTCTAGACGCTCCATCCTGCAATCAAGTATCTGTCTGGAATCCGCGCCATGCCTTTCTCCGTTAAACAAACCACCTTGTCTGATAGCTTGATTCCACAAATTTGACCAACTACCGGCACGTCAACAATGCAAGGGTCGCCGTCTTTTATGTCAGAACTGACATCACCCAAAATGCTGCCAATGAAATCCACAAGCTCACCCTCTCGCCCGACTAAAACTTCAGCCTGCGCCTCTGACTCATACTTGAACTGCTCAGAGTAATCCTTGCCGGTTAGCTCTTTGACAATGAAAGCCGCAAACTGGCAGCAGTCAGCATCGCCATAGCTAAACTCTCGGCGCTTCCACTTGTTTAGTGCGTTGTGAACTTTCATCAAAATCTAAAGTTGTTGCCGAAATCGCTGGGGTCGATGTTGTTTGGGTCGAATGGCGTGAAGGTGCCAGGTCTAGGCGTTCCGATGATCGCGTTAGACGCGGCATCGCCCCATCTCAGCTTTGCCCCGTCAATGTCAGCCATTAGGTCAAAGCCTAAATCGCCAGCAAAGTCCTTCTGCAACTGAGCGTTGGTGTATTTCAGATTGGATGCTTTGTTGAATCTGGCAAGCTCTGACTCAGCGGTTAGCGAGATCACGTCTCCACTCTCCGCTCCTACCGACACGGTCATCTGATCCATAGCGCCTTCCCACACCACCGTGGGATCAGCAATCAAGTCATCACTAGCATCTAAAACGCCAAGGTAAACTGTGACAGGCTGAAGGTAATAGTCCTCAGTCAAAGCGGCGGCAGATATGTCTGGGTCTAATCCACTAAGGGAGAGAGTGATTTTGTAAGGGCTAACATCAGCGCCTTCTTCAATCTCGCTAATCTCTCCCAGATCACCAGTGCCTAGCCAGTCCTCACCGCCCCAAGTATAGGTGCCGATTGAGTTATGCAGGTACAAATTCCCGCTGGGGAACTCCAATTTGGCAAACGTAACCAGCGCGACATGCTGCGCAGATAGGGCAGTAAGGACATTGGATGGAAAGCCTCTACTCATGCCAGAACATCCTCCACCGCTTCGATGTTGAACGTAGACGTTATATCCACTTGGGTATCCCAAGATGCTGGGCCTGCCAACATAAACACCCCACTTACTGGCGAGGTGTAAGCAATTATTGTGTCATCTGCTGGCGTCTTGCGAATGGGGGGAGCGATTGACAAAGTTACGTTCCCACCAGCATCGCTATTAGCATCTGCCACGACCATGTGAAGCTCATTCCCAAAAGAGATGTAATCGCCTGCTCGCAGGTAGTTGGAGACGTTAGCCGTCGCGCCATCACAGACCAGACTGGTACCCGATTGGCTACCACCGTTCACAACCAGCGTACCGCCACCCGCACCCCTTCTAGTAAAAGAATGGTCGTGCAAGGTAAACCGATGCTGCTGCCCGTTTAGCTTAACCAGAAAAGCCTGCATCTCTTGGCGGTCATCGCCTGATAGGTTTCTAAACTGCAAACTGGCTCGCCAAAGCGAACCTTTACGAGATGTAGTCTGGACAGCATTAGTCAAGGGTGACTGGAACGTGCGAGTGTTAGAAACAAGCTCAAACGTGTTGGTCGTTGGGGTGATACTTGGGAAGGTAAAAGTAGTCATTAGGCAAATCTACCCCTTCTCATGAGATCTTGAATGGTCATTATAGTCTGCTGACTGGTCTGGGACATAGCGCTTTTGATCTTTTGGTCTACGTCAGCGCCTGATCCTCTAGCGTCTACGTTGTTGATAACGGTCACACCGCCGCCCATCTTCTTGTTTGGAACTATTGAGCCAGACTGATTGGGCACGAACATCTCAGGCCCACGCTCTCCAACCATGTATGGCTGACCAGACTGAACAGGGCCGCCGATGGCCTTTCCCGTTAAGCCTTTGGCAAAAGACAAAAAACCACCAGTAATCTTGTCGATGATAAACATTTGGATCATCTGCGCGATCATATCCAACGCCATCTTCTTGAATGCTTCTTTGAGTGAAGTTGTGCCTTTGACCACACCCATCAGTCCATCAGACATGTTCTTCATAGTCTTACCTGCTAAATCATCCAATTGTTGTTGGACGGTTGGCAGGTTGTTTTGCAGTTTCTCAAAACTTTCATTTAAGCGGTCTGCTATAGTCGGCGTCGCCGAATCGCCAGCGCCCAACCCAGTCGCAGCGTTTTGAATTTCAGCTATCGACTCAGCCGCTTCGCGGTTGGCGACAATGAATGCTTCCATGCTAGTAGATAACTCTAAGCCTGGGTTGCTAGCCTTTAGAACCTCTAACTCTTTAGCTAGAACGGCGATATCTTGAGGCAGATTCCCCATAATTTGAGCCGCACTCTCAGATATAAGAGGCATCCCAAGGAAAGCGGCGATCTTGTTGTATATGTCGATAAAAGCCTGCAATGGTGGAATC